TTCATAGTTATCCATTGAGATGGCATCCATGAATGGCTTACCTTTGCCGCAAATGGCAGCTAACTGCTGAATGTTGTAGTCATCAGAGTACTGGATCAGGGTTTTCCACACGATATAGATCATGTCTCGCAAACCAATAGCGCAGTTCTTGACCATCTCGTCTTGGATCAACTGGTTAGGACCCATTGCCAGTTGCAATTTGAAACCTGAGTTGCCGTCCTTCATCACTTCAGGGTTCAGCACATCGTTGGGGCTTGTCATGCCTATCATTGCCATCTTGTCAGCTTCAAAGCGCTGCATAGACGACTGAACGTAGGCCAGATTGCCCTGCATGGCTCCAAACTCATAGATGTGCTTGGTAGCATCAAACTTGCGGTCCAAGATAAACATGGCAGACACGCCACGTTGGATCTCTTCGGCATCAATGAACTCTGGGTTTACGCCAATACGAGGAGTCGAGGCTTGCATGGCAAAAGCCATCTCAGCACGGGCAATTGATGTAGCGTATTCCTGCATAGGAACCAAACGCTCTGCCAAAGAGTAACCAAAGAAGTTTCCTGTGATGGGTTTGGGGCACATTGCAGCCAAAGGAATGAAGTCCACCTCTTTGACGTACAGAACGTAAGAGCCTGAGAAGCAAACCTCAACGATTTCCTCTTCCCCATCACCATCTACGTCTTTGCGGATCCATGCCGTAGTCAGCATGATCACTCGGCTGTACCTGTCAGCACCAGCAGACGCAATTACGCCTTGACCGGGAACAGGAGTGGAATCACGAGCATGCAAAGCAAGATCGTTTTCCAATGCACCTGCCTGATAAGCACCAGCAGGACCATAGGCAGCGTGTTCAGCAAGCTTTTCAAGGTCAACATAAGGGAATTGGGCTTTGCACTCATGGATCGTCATTGGGTCATAAAACCCAAGGAAGTCTTGATCTTGAATGTTGGGGATTGTGGGGTTGCACACAAAGTAATGCTGGGCAACATGCTTGATTCGGACGGATGTCGAGAATCCCGTCATCTTGTACTTGGCACGGTAGACAGTGTTTGCCAAAATGGCATCATTGACTTCTTCTTGCATCGTCCCTGGCTCGTCATCAGGAGTCATCATCTCCTGCATCACGCCTTCAAGGTTTACGTCAATCTTACGCATGTTTTGACGCTTAACTGTCAGGCCCTTTTCAGCAGCCATAGTCTCAAACACACGCAATTGGTCTTTTGTGCCTTCCACTTCCTTGTACTGGGTAATGGGGTCACGCACAGGCGACACCATAACAATACCGTTCTTGTGGAGCAAAGAGTCTTGGGCCCAATCTCGGATGCAAGCGTAAGAATCATTCTTGGAGTTGATCATGTACTTGACCATCTCGGTAGCCTGATTGGATTGCTCACTGTCCATCTCACTAAAGCGCTCAAACTCAAAATTAACCTTGCCGTTAGGCATCAGGCATTTTGTGATGATGGCTGTAGCGTAATCAACACCAGGAGTTACCACGGGGTGGATGTAATCAATTCCCCTGATTGGCTCAGTGGAGTTGCTGACAGCAATATTCAAGTAGTGGTAATCAGAAAGACGGTTAAAAGTGTTTTTTGCTTGCGTTAATCGCAAATAATCCACCATTTTCAAATAGACTTCGTGAGCTACTTGGAAAACAATCCCTTTGTTGCCAGCAGGTGCTTCGATGTACTCAACGATAATATTTTGGCGATCTAACATGATTTATCCTTAAATTCTCTGCACCTTGCCATCAACGGCTGTTGGTCTACGGTATTGGAATGCGTTTGCTCGGCTAACCATAGATTCTCCATGACCCTGAATCAAAGCCAGAATACCAATTCGAGCAGAGTCAATGTGGTCATCGGGATCACTAAATCGTCCAGCTTCGTCAATGGCATAGTTTCTTGATTCATCCAAAAAATCCACGCAAGACTCATTTATTTTAAATGTGCCACGCTCCATGCCTAGCCGCATTATATTGATTCCGTAGGACTTATGGTTGGTTACCTTGCCTTGGTCGTTCACTGGGTTCAATATAGCACCTGCGATGCAGTTTAGGCCATAGTTGTCCTCAAACACCTCACGCACCGATTGTTCTGTCAAAGTGTACCGTCCTGCTTGGGTTGCATCATGGGGCAGGGCAATAGGAACACCCTTGGTGTCTTTGTCCATCAGGTAATGGACGTACTCGTCTGGGGTTTCGCCTTGAGCCACCTTAATCTGTCGGTGCAAGTAGATGACCTCTTCCACAGGATCCCGAAAGAAGAAGCTGATCACCGTTGGGTCATTCTTAATGCCCAAGTCAAATGAAATCAGTCGTTCCATCTTCTCGTTGCTCTTCAGATCAACATCAATTGCTTTGTAGGTAGGCCAGCTAAGTAGTGGGAATACCACGCCTTTGCCAACCAGGGGGATGCCTTTCATTCGGCAATCACGTTCCCACGGCATAAAGTCTCGAGACAGTTGATCACGTTCTTCTTGGCTAAAGAACTTCTCATTCCACTCGTTTTCAAAAGGGATGTCGTCCCAGGTTACACGAACATGGGTGTAGCCCTCTATCTTGTCCCAGAACTTGCGAACAAGTCCTGACATGCCTTTGAGTGGGGTGAATGAACACAGTACCTGCCCGTTCCTTTGTGCGGTACGGACAACAAGCTCCGAGAAGATCTCGTCTGGTGGTTGCTCGTCCAAGACAACAAGGTCAAGTTCAAAACCTTGCAGATGACGCACTTGCTGTGTGTAGTTGGAGAAGTAGAGTTTTGATTTGCCACCAGAGATATGCCAGACTTCAATAGACAGGACGTTGGCCCCATCTGTGCGGTATGACTTATCGTCAATACACTCAAGCGGGATGGAGCCTGTTCCTAATTTGTACGATTGCTTGATGTCATCACATCCAAGCAGTTTGCTTTGCAGTGTTTTAGCCACCTGCTCCCAGGATTCACCAGAACACATAGCAATGATGGGCTTATCCCAAACCTTGCCTTTCCAGTTCTTTGGGTATCTGCCTGTCAGGTGATAAGCAGCCTCATAGGTAGAAGCTACTGTTTTGCCAGCACGGTTAGCGGCAATCATTCCCCTACGGGTAAAGCGAGAGCCAGTTTCAAAGAACTCAGATTGGTACTTGAAGGGTCTAAACCACTTCAAGGTGTTGTACTGCATGTCTTTGGCGATTACATCCCTAGCATCTTTCATCTTTTTAAGCTGTTCAGAATCAAGGTGCTTGATAGCAGCCTTACCTCCAGCCAACTTAATCAAATGCTTTAGCGCCCGATCTTTGTAAATCGGAAGGATGTAATCACTGGCTTCACTTTTTGCCATAAGTGTCACGCATGGTCAGCAGCAGATCAGCAGCAGATGCTAGGTAAAAAACCTCTTCAGGGTTTAGTACACGATCTCCTTGAAGATCCTTTTGCAACCACTCAAGAGTTTTTCTTGCACAAGTCTCTGCCTGGGCAGATAACTTCTGCCGAAAGGTTGCGCTGTGATCTTCCATTAGACCCACGGATTGGTGACGTTCTTCTGGACAATGTTGAGCATGTCACGGTCAATCAGGGACCAGATACCACCACCCTTTTCACCAATGCAGTAAGCATACATGCCCCGGCCTTTTTCAGTGTATGTGCCATCAGCACGGCGCAACACCATTTCTTCGGTACGAGGGTCAATCCAAGAATACTTCTCAGGTTGCTTCTGACCAAACTTGTTGATGCGTTCGCCAATAGCAACTTGCTCCAATGGACCCATCACCTGGAAAGTGATTACGCCGTTGTCGTACTTGCGGAAGTTGATCTGCACCTTCTTGTCGGACTGAGGGTCTGACGGGTGAGGCATGTTGGTAGCCCCAAAGAAATGAACCTGTGATCCTTCGTCAGGCAGATCTTTACTCCGAGGAGGAAGAATCCGCTTTTCATCAGCAGGGATAAGTTCTTTTCGATCAATGTAAGGGTTCAGATCCGTCTGGAATTCAGTCGGGATCTTCTTGCCTTCCAAGGCGTTTTTAGCGACTTGGTATTGTTCTTCTTTGGGTTTGCCAACAAGGTCAAGAGCAATGCTCGTTTTGTCATAGACAAATTGAGCAAGGTCCTTAGCCGTTGGTAGATCTTCTTTCAGTGCCGCAATATCATACGTTGCCATACATTACCTTATACGTTGGTTGGGAGCTTGGGGGTGGTGAACTTCTTAGCTGCTGCCACGTTGATGTTATTCAAGTGGTTATCAGAAAGAGGGTTTTGGTTGAAAGCTTTGCCAACAGCAGTAGCCAGAGTCTGACCACGTTTGTGACCTTCTTCAAAGCCTTTGAGCTTGTTGTTGATGTTCTTAGTTAGGCCATTGGTCATGGCTTTACCGCCAGAGATTACTTTTCCGTAGGACATGATTTACCCCAGATAGTTTTTAACAGATTTGTCCATGTAGCCATCGTTCTTGATGGTCCCACAGTAATCAGCATGGGTGCTGACCTGAACCTTTTGATTGCGACTAGCGATGTTGCCACCAGCCTTAGGAGCGCCTTGTTGACCTTTGGGGCCAGACACACCGTGCTTGGGACCAGTTACATTGGTTGCACCACCAGATTTGGTTGGGCAGTGCTTGGACATGTTGCCAGTGCGGTTAGGCGCTTGGGCGTACAGGAAGTTGGTAGACATACTAACCTTTCATGAAAGTAATGGGATTATTACACTTTACGCAAAGCCGTCAAGAAGTCGGAAAGAGCGTCATCAGCAGACACCTCTTCTTCTCTGTTGACGTTGTTCACATGCTCAATAGAAATGATTGGGGCACGAGATGATTCAAACGGAGCCAGCTTATCAGCAATACGGGCTTTATCCTTGATATCAATTTCATCAGATTGCATCGCATCAATCAGTACCTCCATTGCTGTTTTCAAAGGAGGCAGACCTTTAGCCAACCTCTCCTCATTCAGCTTGTTGAACAAAGCGCCGTATTCAGTAACCCGATTAACAATCGATTTTTGCTGTCTCTGTTGAGGCTTAGAAGCCTCTTGCTTGGGGAACTTCTCACCAGTAGCCAAACCCATAGCCCTTTTCTCGGCCCTCTTCATCCTCATGTAGTGTTTTCTCTTCTCCAGCTCTTCAGGATCAGTCACGTTGCTGCCTTCTGGTCTGATCTCACCAAAAAGAATATCAGCGTCTTTGGGTTTTTTCATGTCAAACCTTTTATAGCATTCTCGGTTCTTATCCAAGCATAACTACCGTTAGTGGTAAATCCACGTTTCTTGTGGATTCTCATAAACCCATCATGCTCACTTCGGATACTGGTTGAGCAGATAACAGGAATACCCCAACTATGTGCCCACAGGATATGTTGGTCAATCATCTCATGGATCAATTTAACACGTTGTCTAACAGGAAGAGACAAGTCAACATGGTGGAACTTGGCGTTTGAGATCTCCTCATTTGCGTAGGTTGTGTACCCACCACGGTCAAACCAGCAGTAAGCCAATAAGTTATCCACAGACTTATCCACAGGTCTACAGACAGCTAAGAACTCTTTACCCTTGTCAAACAGTTGGACAGTAGCCGTAATCGTCACATTCTTACGAAACACATTCCTGTCCCTGGTCAAGATGCCATCAGCTTCCATGCCAAACACACTGTCTGCCAGTTCAACGATGTCATCCACATCATGCAAAGGATGTGAGAGCGTCCATTCGTGATTCATGCAATACCTTTCAATAGTAGGTGGCAACCGAGATCCCCCAGCCCTACAGCTTTCACTGCTTAACCACCGACCGCATTCTAACAACCAGAAAAGTTTTGAGCAAAAAAATTTATACAGGACTGCGAGTACTACATTTCTGCTTGGCAATTTTTTATATAACCCCGGTAAAACTGGCACTTTTCCTAGTTTCAAGGGTTTTTCTTCTAGAGAAGTAATACTCAGGTTTAGTTTGCGTTTCCAGATTGAGACAGGAGGGAAAAGTTTTTGTAGGAATTTTGGGAATGGGTGAGTGGGCCCCCTCTTTTTGCTCCAGGGCCAGCCCTACCCCCTCCCGAATCTAGGGGGGTACAAACGCATTTAAACGCGATTCTAGGGGGGTCTAGCTATTCCTAGGGGGGTAGTAGCCAGTAGGGGTCTGTTCGTGCTCTGGATAGGCCTAGTGATTGTCTGACGGTGAGGGCCCAATCACTATTGATTATTGGGGTTGTTTCCATTGTCTGATCCAGTCAAACGCTGGAAGGTCTAAAGCTTGTCTCTTCTACTCTCTAGCCCTTATGGGGTAAGGCTTAGACAGAATTGGGGTTTCTTTTTTCTTTTCTTTTTTGACATGCTTTTGACCCGATTTCCACCTATACAAAACCCCTAAAGTTATGCACAGGTTATGCACAATTTACAGTGCATTTGAATTCACTTGATATGAATAACATGGTTGTAAGGGTTTGCCCTCATAGGGTTTTGAAGGGGTCAATAGAATCAACAACTTACGACAACTGGCACGATTCTTCCATGCTATATAGGTGTAGGGCACTACTTTTATCAACAATCGAAAGGAATCGATAACATGCATACACTCACTGAAGATCAGGCATACAAAACAGCAAAACGCATGCAAGACCATTACGGGAGCTTTGCAAGCGCTATTGCATGTGCATACATGCTTGCAGATCAAAACAACCGCGAAACCCTTTTAAAGGCATTTTCCGGGCTTTTTAACCGTGTCCATGCTGACATGGTGGCTTATGAGCAATTTTTGAATCAAGGGGCTTGATATGGAACATGAATACAAAACAACCCTGAACGGTGGCATTGTCACTGTAGTGCTAGACCTTGAAATCCCGTCTTACCTTGACCGATTGATAGCGGTTTACTTTGATTGCACGGATGTAACGTCAATTCTTGATAAGAACACCCTTACTGCTTTGTCAATGGAAGCAGAACGGGCCTATTCAGGCGATATCAGGGAGTAAACAATGAAAAGCTTTTTCACTGACCTACTGCATGCATTCATCTTTGCATGCGTCATGTTTTGCTCTTTTGTGGGTTATTTCATCATTTACGGGGGCTGATATGACAGACGAGCAAATTAGACACTATTACGACACACATCTAAACATGACACTAAAAGAATTGTCTCAAATGACAGGCAAAACAATTGCAGAACTTAAGAAAATTATCTTAGGTTAACCATCAAATCACATTGGAAATGCATATCATGAAAAACCCCTACAAAACCATTCTCAAAACCCTAGGTTTGCCCTACAAGACAATCCTAGGCGAATCATCGGCAAAAACTGTCAAGGGCGAATCCATCGGTTACTTGACGGGTATTGTTTACCTAAAACCTGATCACAAAATCTGTTCAATGGCAAAAACAGCAGGGTGCATGTTTGGCTGTTTGGAATCAGCGGGTAGAGGTGCTTTTAATTCTGTACAGCAAGCAAGAATCAGCAAAACCCGATTCTTTTATGACAATCAGCAAGCTTTTTTGTTGTCGTTTGCTGCTGATGTTTGGACACTACAAAACAAAGCTAAAAAACAGGGTTTTATCCCTTTGGTTCGCCCGAATGGCACATCAGACATCCCTTATGAAAACCTAATCATATGGGACAACAAAAACCTGTTTCAATTATTCCCTGATGTGCAGTTTTACGACTATACAAAACACCCAGCAAGAAACCTGACAGGCAAAACATCAGGGAATTATGATTTGACCTATTCGTTTAGCGCTATCACCCCGAAACCTATCACCATCAAGGGTTTACAGAATCCAAACAATTCCAGGGTGGCTGTCGTTTTCCAAAAACAAGCCGATATCCCTGCAAGCTTTAGGGGCTGGGATGTGATCGATGGTGATAACACCGATGTGCGACACATAGAACCCAAAAATGTAGTGGTGGCTTTGTACGCTAAAGGCAAAGCCAAAAAAGACACATCAGGCTTTACTCAAATTTTAGGGGTTCACTATGCATAAAACTAAAATTAAACCTGGGGATTTTGGTTCTATCACCTATTTAGATGATGGTTCTTTTTGGGTTGTCCAAAGGGTGTGTGAGCTAAATTTAATCGTTATCCATGCTGACAACCCTAAACGCTGGAGAGCATGCAAACCATCAGATTTTTGGGTTTTGGTTAACCTAAACTGACAAGCTCAAAGAATCCCGGATTTATTCCGGGTTTTTTTGACATTGTTAAGTAAGTGAGTGCTTACTATCAATAACGGGTTTTGGATTCTGTAGGGGTTACTGTCTGTCAATGCTAAAAACCATGCTTCAAATCGATTTAAATGGCTTTTAAGCCACTTTCCGGGGTATATGCTACCTAGGGTGCATGTATATACGATGTGCGATTGTAGGCGATTTTATGCGATTCAGCATAAAAACAACTCGTTAAAAACACAGTAATACTGTAAAAAAACACATGAGAACTAGGGTTTACCCCTAGTCAACCCCCCTGGCTGACCTCAAAAAATGGGAATTTCTGTAGAAATAAAAGGACCCCCCCCGTCAATTTTTTTAGCCCTCCCTATTTTTTAACCAAGGCATTTCTGGATTTCTGGCAGGTTCAAAAAGTTTTGACCAAAAAAAAGACCTCGGTTAGGAGGTCTAAATTCTCGCTCAAGGAAACTCACTTCAGGAATTTAAGCTTGTACAGCGTACTGTTAATCAAATCAGCAATCTCGTCAACAATATTTTGTATCTCACTGTTAGCTGGCAAACTGTTGCGCTCTTCAGTAACGTAATCTTTCAACGAGGAAAGCTCTTCAAGGCCACTGGATGCTGGACCATAGTAGTCCACAGGGTACTCAATGATTTCACCCTCTAAGCCCTGAATAGCCTCTGTAAGAGTGTCTACCAGGGGAATGATGGCTTCATAGAACTCACCCAAAGCGATGTGTTCTGCGTAGCTTTTTGTTTGGCGATGCAGGATCTGTGTGTTGGTTGACGAGTGCATCAAGGTCAACAGGAATTCACCGTAGTTCATTGACTAACCTTTCAATGGTTTTGTTCAAGGCATCGATTTCATCCATTTTACGGATAGACCATGCTCTTTTTTGTCCATGCCAACCAAGAAAACTACCTTGATGACAATCTTTGCACAATGCTACGCAAGTGTACTGCAAACCCTGTTTTACATGGTGTGCATCACTTGGCCCAGGAGCATCACAGACTGAACAGGGTAGCTCCTTAACCCTGGCTAAATGTAGTCTCTCTTTGGCGCTGATCTTATTGTTCATCCCAGGTTCCGCATCTCAGAGCGTTTGGAGTATTCCTGTGTCTTCCACACTTCTATCCTTGCTTGAGCAGCAGTCAGCATCCACTTCAGGTGGGCTTCCTCTTCTACTGCCTGTTTGTGGGCCAAGATTGACTGCACATACTCAGGACTTGCATAAGCATCTGCTTCTCGTTGACCAAGAGAACTGGAGTCACTGTTGTTCATCTGTTGTGATTTAACAACTTTGAGGTAGTTCTCTGTGTACGCTACATCACCTTTTGCTTTTGCATATTGCTCTGCATGTTCTTGGATGTAACGAATGGCTTTCTCTGGGTTAATTTCCATTGCTTTTCCTTGAATAACTCACATAGGTTGGAGTTGTTTTGTTTGTTATCCCGCACTGATGTCTGTTGGCTTCCTGCAACACATGGAAAGCCCAGTTGCATTTTGTGCAAACCCAGTACGGTGGGTTTCCAATAGCATCTTTTTTTTGTTCAATCATTGCTTTGTCCTTTATCAATTTGCCAACGAACTTTTCCTTCTGAATGCACGGGTTGCCAAACTCGATTGCTCCTAGTCGTCCATCCAGTTCCCTCTTTCCATGAAGGTGATTTCGCAACAACTTTAAAACCTGCACCTTTGAGTGATGCGCCTGTTTCTGATTCTGTTGTGTAAGTGATTATTCTTTGTCCACCCATTGAAGACCAAATACGCCAAGCACAACGATAAAGAAAAGAACAAGTATTTTTAGGAGCATCATCAAGCACAGTCAGTCTTGTCACCTCCATTGTTAAGCCATCATCTAAATGTCTTGATACAGGCCGTCCAATTATTGCTACACCAACAAGATTATTGTTTTCTGTTGCGCCAATACTAAATTTATGACCTTGAACTTTTTTGTTGTGACGGTGATGCAGAGTAACAAAAGCATTTGCATCTGCAAGAGTTAATGGACAAACTATCATTCTTGCCCCTTAAATTTCAATCCATGCAAAGCCATTGCTTCTTTAACAAACTGCAATCCCTTAGCCCCTAGATTTGGGATTCTTCTCATCTCACGCTCTGTCCAATTGCAAAGGTCTTGCTTCATCAAGATTTGCTCGGAAACCAAACATCGGTGATATCTGATTGGCAAATCAAGTTCTTTGATATCAGAGTTAATTTGCTTATGTTGCATCTCTTGATCCCTTTGCCACTCTCGCAAGATGCGATCACGGTGCTCCAACATTTCTACTGCCAATCGATACGATGTCTGAGCCATAGCAAACGGGTTTGTGATTCCCATTTTTTCAATTTGCGCTTGCATTGCGTACAAGGCAAAGTGGTCAAGGATTTCTGTTTTAGTCATGCTTTGCTTTCAAATGTGTTGATTGATTAAGTTCTGTACACCAGTATCCAGATCACCATTACCCATTTCTATGAGTACTTGTTTTTGGATACTGTTTAGAGTTAATGCGACTAAGTTGGTGTACTTGGGCTCTTCTGTCTTTTTCTTGATACCTGCACCCTGACGTTTACCACCCCAGGTTCCTATTGGCCTACCTAGTCGCTTCTCTCTTAACTTACGGTTGTGTTCTCTTTGTTTGAGCACCAACCATTCAGGCTTCTCGTAGTGGTACGGGTCTTCCATCATGCTGGCTCCATAATGGCTCGGCACTTCTTTAGCCGGATCTCTTCAGAAACAATGTACAAAGCCTGTTCCATTTCCTTTACAGAACAGTCGTCTAGCTGGGCATCATGGACATCCATCACCACCCTGACAGCAGTCATCTCTGGTCCTGTAAAGGCAAATCTGCCCTTCTCAACACCACGTTTACCCATTGTGTAGATAGCATCTTGAGCAGCTTTGATCTCTATTGCCCAATCAGCACCCAAGTCATCCCGAATGCGGATTAAAGCTTCTGCCATGTTCACAGCATGGATCAGCACATCAACATGTTCCTTTGTTCCTTCACCTTTTATGATGGAATCCAAGGCTTCATGGTTTTTTAGCTTTAAGCCAACACCAGCAGTAGGTAGTGTTCCTACCTTTCTCATGCCAGCTAATACCCAGTTAACAGCATCTAGCCGTACTCCCTTGGGTTTATATTTGCTCTTTTTTCTCATGCTGTCACTTCTTTTGCCAAGATAGCTTGCAACACTTCCACCAATTGCTCTGTTTCAGAACGGGTCAATGGGGTGTAAATGCCGGATCGGTTTTCGCCCAACTTCAACCACGCTCCACCATCGTCCCACTCAGAGACATGCAAATAACTGCCACTCTCAGCACGAATAGTTTTCTCAATTCCAATTTGCTCTTGCATCATGACGTTCTCCTGTTGTGGAGCCTCAATTGTGATAGTCAATCAACTTGATTGATATAGGGACAAACCCTATAAGAGATGTTCTTGGACCATGATTTCCACCATCCCTACAGTTCCATACACCTTGGTGGCGTGAAGTGACACCACCTGACTATCATCCTCAAAGACAATCCCGTTCATACCGTCAAAAATTGCTTTGCAGAAGTTGTCGATGTCACTGCGTTTGATTGGACGCTCCTCACCTGATAAACAGGCTTTAAAGCGCTTTTTTGTGTAGGAGGCTGGGATGGGTAGGGTGATGTAAATACATGCCACTATGGGGCCTTCTAGGGGCTTCTGTGAGCCCATTGCCGTCATGGCAGCGTCAGCAACCTTAATTTCATAGTCAACTGTGGTTTTTGGACTGTAAGTTGAGACAAACTTGCCTTTCCTGGCAAACCTTGGGCGACCCTTAGGCACTGGGGTTCCTTCAACTTGAAAGATAACCTGAAAGGTCATAAACAACTCCGTAAAGTCATCAGTGTCAACATAAATGCAATAAATGCCAGCACGATCCACAAAAGCTGGTCGTCCGCCGGGGTGGGTTCTTCGTCTTTGTTCATGCTTCCCTCGCTTTCAACATGGCGTCTGCCACCTTGTAAGCCCGTGCAGCAGCCCAAGCAAAATCATTCTCATGTATGCCATCAGTCATGTCTGCCGCCATAGCTCTAGCTGCAAAGTAGTCTCGCAGGGTCATGCCGCCTTCACCCCAGACATCAATGCCTTCTTTAGTTTTGATGCTTGCGTTTGGAAACGCTGGCCCACCTGTGTTTTTCTTGCTCATTTAATAATTCTCCGAAAAGCATTGCATCTAATGCATTTGTACATACCTTGGCCCTCTATGGGCTCCCACATGTGTTTGCAATCATTCATTCCAATGTTCCTTCTTTCATTTGGGTTAGATAAGACCTGATTCTTTCCTTTGCACCCATGCCATACATTTTTTCTGATCTTTCTAGCATTCCTCTAACAAACTCGTTGTCTTGTGTTGTTTGCCAGGATCTGAAAATTACTCTTGCTTCACCTTGTTCGATTTGAACTCGGTCACCCTGATTTGATTGTTTTTTTCTGTACTCGTACATCAGTGATTACCTTGATCGTGTGTGGGGCCAGTTAGGAAAGAACATAGTGTCATCACCAGCTCTCTCCAAATATTGCTGTGCATCCAAATGAAACCAAAGCTTAATGGTTGGTTCACCGTTAGCAGATCCCTCATAATTCCTTTGCTTACGGCAAAACAACATCTGGTCAGCATCATGAAACTTTCCTGATGCAGGACCAATATCCTTCAACTCGTCCTCTTTTTCCTTGTTTCTCCAAACCATCCAGACATTGTCAACAAGGTCAACAATCGCACCTGATCCCTTAGTGTCGTACTTGTTGGGGATAGCGTATTCGTTCGATGGTTTACGCAAATGGTGAACCAAGTGAATATGGACGTTGTAATCACGAGCAATGTTAATCAGCTCAGATACAAAGTTCTTTTGACCTGACATGTCGTCTTCACCCATAACGCAAGTGGCTAGGTTATCAATAAAGATGTGACCAATACTTAGCTCCTTTGCACAGTACCTGCACATTCCGATAATCACATCCTGGTCAACTGCACCCATTTGGTCGTACAACCAAAGCTTGTCATCAGTCCAATAACTAAACTGGTCAAACAGGTCGTCAATGGATTTAAAACCCTCATCAGTCTGAAACTCAGGAGCCATAGGGTTCATCCCTATCCACATCCTTGCCATACGCTGTAGCGTAGTGACAGGCTTCATCTCGAAAGACGCAATGGCTACCTTCTCACCTTGGCCCATCAAGGACAAAGCAATCTGAGAGGTCACCAGTGACTTGCCTGAACTGTTCTGTCCTGCCCAGATGGTCACTTCACCCTTGCGAAACTCGAAATTGTCCTTCTGTCCGTACCAAGGCAAAACAATGGGGTTCACCGACTTCTTCAATCGGAGCTTGTTTTTCAGTGCTTCAGAATAGATGAAAGCACTCCTAACCTTTGCCTGAGCGTCAGTCTCTTTCATGTAAAGAGCAAAATCAACTGTATCTTTGTTGATAATCATTTTTGTATGCTTGTTTAAGTGCTTGTATGTGCTTGTATGTGTATGTCAGACCAACCTGTCTGCATCCAGTGTGGAGCATCAGGAATCAGCACACAACTAGTGATAACCCTAGCTTTTGCACTTTTTGCAAGCAAAAACAGTGTTTTAGCTCTTATCTCTGAAAAACTACTAATGCTCACAATCAAGTCAACACAAAAACGCAAGTCGATGTCGTATAGCTCATCACCGTAAACACTGATGGTGGGGGTTTCACCAAAGAGATGCCAATCTTGGCTGTTCAAGGACCTGTGGTCTTCAATGGTGATTGCCTGAGGAGCTTTGCCGTACATCCTCATGTGGATGAGTGGTTGATGGCCTTTCATCGCATTGCAATCCGTTTAGTCCGTTCAGCTTGTTCTTCAGGGGTGAGTAGTCGTTGGTCAGATGGTCTACCAAGAGCAATGTTGGTTGCTCGTTCAGCAGGGGTCAATGGTTTGACAAAAGAAGAAATCTCATCCTCCCATCTTTCACCGTTAAGCCAAGTTGATGGGTGTGGGATGTACTGCTGGTCCTTGTCCTTCCAAACAGTTTTGTTTTGCAAGTTGATAGCTTGGACCATCCTGTCAAACAACTGCTGATCCACCTTCAATTTTTCAAAAACCTTTCGAGCAAAACTCTTGTTGCTTTTGCGGGGATATGCTTTCCAGAAGTCATCAAAGTAAGAAATCTCTTCTTTGTTTACTACTGTGTTTATATATGTACTAGATGGTTGATCAAATGCGACTTTCTGATTGATCAAATCTGATCTATCGAAGTAATCATCAATCGCATACCACTTGGTGTGGTCATATGGGTTACTGTTGTAGTTCCCAACGACAATCATTCTTGCAGCTTCAAGGCTTTTTAATGCTCTTTGAATTTGTTGCTGGGAAGCGTAGGGAAAAAGCTTGGCAAAAGCTTTGGCGCTGTTATAAGTCCAATACCGTCCATTGTGATAGTGACGATTGTTGGCCTCATTTTTTGCAGTCCACCAGCGAATGTTGGCAAGCAAAATAGCTTCAAGAATGCCATATTTTTCGGCATCAACCGGATCAAACGAGTGCATAAATTTTCCGTTCCAAATCCCACTTCAGAAGAAACTCACAGGCAGGTGGAAGGGGACACTTTTCGGTCGGGTAATTAATCCGACCTAGCCTGGGTTTCAATAACTATATCACTTTTTGGATTTATTTCGAGCAGAAATAGCAGCAGCTTTGGACTTGGCATCAGCCTTGGAGCTTGCACCCCATGCTTTGAGCGACAACAGCAGCCTAGTAGGCTTACCGTCCTTCATCTCAGGTCCAGGCATACCACCCATACGAGCCAAGAAAGAAGCTCTACGGGGGTTGTCACCAGACTTCACTGGTGCTTTGAGGTTGCTACCGGGGTTTGCTGCTTCGTAGGACTTGCGGCCCTTCTCGTTCAACCCACCCTTAGAGTTTTTGCCCTCTTTCTTAGTCCAAGCGGCTGTCATTTTTTCTTCGCAGTCTTAGCCGATTTTTTAAAGTCCGCAGCAGATGGTGCGCCCTTGCTCCCAGGCTTACGCATCTTCTCTTTAGAGCCAGCTTCAATGCGCTCACGTTTAGCATGAATGTTTGCATACAGTCCTTGTTTCATAGTTCACTCCTGTTGTCTGTCATCCAACGATCAAGGCGAGTCTCGAACTCACGGTCACGCTGTTGTTGATCTTGATAAGCACTGAATCTTGCCATTTCTGACAAGCCCATATGGTACTCACCGTTTTCATCTGGTGTCAAACCAGCTTTAGGAAATTCTGCCAATGCGTTAAAGATCATTTTGCACCTGCTTTTGAGTAAATTTTAAGCTGTTTACGCTCAGTACTCTTAGCTACAGCAAAAAAGTTCATGGTTGCTTTTTCTGTTGCTGTGAACAAGGACGGGGTTTTTTTTTGCCAATCAAATGGCGTTGGTTTGGTAGATTTCATGCATCTCCTTTAGTTGACGTTTGCTAGCGATTTGTAGTGCTGTTGCCAGTGAAGCAACAATACCAGCTTCTAAGTCATCTGGACGCAGCAACGGTTCCAGACGGTCTGTAGCCTGAACAATAAGTTCATAGGCCAATTGGTGTTCAATGATGTTAGGGTGGCTCATAGGGTGAGCCTACATCAAAAAAAACAAAAGCACACTAGGGAAAACACCTATGCAAAACACATAAAAAGCCTGATACATTCACACCCTGCTTAACAAAAAGGAGATACAAATGAATGTTCAAGCATTGAAAACAGTCAGACGACTGTACTGCGTAGAGGGTGTGCCAACACACACACAACGTCATAACTGCCTTCAGTGGGTACGGTCCTTACGATTTTTAGGAAACAAATGGCTTTTAGCAACTCCCTTAGGCAAATTATGAACAACGTCATCCAAACAACTTTTGCAGGAAAAAATCCTTTTACTCATCGCAAGCCCAAAGAAGTTGACATCACTACCTTGCGAATCAGTACTGATCAACCAAAAAAGCGTATAGCAAGGTTTTACAAGTACGACTCGTTGTTTAAAGAGCTAGAAATAGGGAAATCCCTATCTTGCAAATCAGAAGATTGCGATAAGGTTGCCCAGGCACTTCGCTCTTACGTCAAACGGTGCGACAAGCCTTGGGCCATCAAGGGTCAGGCTTACTACACAAAGACAACAGGGCGCATTTTTGTATTGGAAAAGAAATGAGCCAACAAGAATTTTATGAAACAGTCCAACGTCAAGAGGAACACATGAAAGACTTTTTAGAACAAGCGAAAGAAGATCTCAGGGGTGTGGAGTACTGCCCTTACTGCTTAGAGCCTCGCAATGACAAGCGCTCATGCTGCGAGGAAAACCACTTCATCAACTTTGAAGACTTTGATGATGACACTCAAAAAGACATCATCCAAGATGAATACGATGCAACATTTGGAAAGTAATGCAATGAACGTCTATAAAAAACTTAATGATGCTCGTCATAAGTTTCACAGTATTGAATTGAAAAAGTCAGGCCACAACAAGTTTGCTGGCTACAAATACTTTGAGCTTGGTGACTTCATCATTCCAGCCTTAAGAATTTTGGATGAGGTTGGATTGACAGCCATCATCAGCTTTGGCAAAGAAACAGCAGACATGCGGATTGTCAACAACGATAAGCCAGAAGAGATGATCGTCATTGAAACACCCATGTCTAGCGCAGCTTTAAAGGGCTGTCACGAGGTCCAAAACCTTGGGGCAGTACAGACCTACCTTAGACGCTATTTGTGGGTTGCAGCGCTTGAAATCGTTGAACACGATGCGTTGGATGCAACTACTGGGGTCAAGGGTACAGCACCTGTTGTAACCCCTCGTGGTGGCATTGGTGACGACCTTCCTGAGGACATTAAGAGTTTCTTGCGTGATTTGGCAAGTAGCGTAGAAGAATTGGTCAACCAGGGGAAGGCAGCAGAGTCCCTTGCAATGATTGATGAACAGGCATTGGAAGCTGATCAGCGTGTCTGGTTGGCTAACCAAATGTCATCCACTGTGCGTTCAGCACTTAAAAAAGCAAAAGGGTAATACATGGAATACGATAAAACTGATAAAGGCTCATTGTTTACCAATGACAAAAAAGAAACAGAAAAGCACCCTGATTACAACGGGTCTATCAACATAGGTGGTAAGGACTACTGGATTTCTGGATGGAAGAAGAAGTCAGAGAAGACAGGCAAGACTTTCTTGAGCCTTTCTGTTCGTGAAAAACAAGACACCCCCCGTCAAAGTTCTGAGCCTACCCGTAAGCCCAAGCCTGATTTTATTGATGACGATATGCCTTTTTAGGCTTGCAACTAGTAATGTAAGTTACTAAAACCCATTAATTTTTGGGGCCGAAAGCGGATGCTGGCGAACTTGTGGGTTCATCCACGACCAGACGCAGCGAGTAGGCCCCCTTTATAAAAGAAAACCATGTTCACAATTGAAAAAAACATTCCCCTGTCTTCAAGAAAAGCTTATCCATTTGACCAAATGGAAGTGGGTGATTCTTTCTTGATCCCCTGTACTGACTCTAAAAAGATCAGCTACATCCGAGCACAGATCAATAACTCAAAGAAGGTCTACCCTGATAAGGTGATCTCTACCCGTAAGGAAGAGGGTGGATTGCGTGTTTGGCTGCTTGCCAAAGGATGAATATGAGTTACGCAGATGTCGAAATGCAAATTATCCAATGGGCAGAAGCTCGAAGGATTATTCCAAATTCAAGCCCTGAAACACAACTGTTAAAGGCAATGTCTGAACTTGGTGAGCTGGCAGATGCCACCATCAAGAGAGATCCTGAAGGCATTGTTGATGGAGTTGGCGATGTGATGGTCTGCTTGATCAACTATTGCGCTTTGCAAGACATTAATTTGGTGAGCTGCATGAAGATGGCCTACCAAGAAATCAAGGACCGTAAAGGAACTTTGATGCCAAATGGTGTTTTTGTTAAGGAGTTGTGATGCTTTGCGATACTTGCCCAACACCAGAGATCTGTGAAATACATGGCTGCACACCAATTGTGTGTGTACCGCCATCTGCCCTTGATAAACAGGTATCAGGTAACCACTACAAAGACAAAGGCATTCAGCCCATTGTTTACATTCTTGCTAACGATTTAGGGTTTTGTGAAGGCAACGTAGTGAAATACGTTACCCGTCACAAGGAAAAAAATGGAGCTGCTGACATCAAGAAAGCAATCCATTACCTAGAACTGCTGCTTGAGCTTGAGTATCAGGCCAAGACCTCTAGCGCATGATTAATGTGCTTGATACGGTCCTCTAACCCGATTACACCCCCATTGATCTTCTTGGTCATGGCGGTGTAGTCTTTTGCATCGGCCTCTTTGTTTAGGCCACGCTTATTCCAAAACCATGCAGCACTCAAAGTTGCATATTTTGGAGACAACAAAAGGTCAGGCGAATGAATAAAGTCCTCTTGCAAGGCATCCCCACAGAGAGTGTAGTTATCCTTCCCGGTCAACTGGATCAGGCCACGGCCTTTATACAGACTACCTTCCTCGGTTTCTTCGGTTCCATTCCCCATACGACCACCGTATACCTTGTTTGCGATCTTGTCGGGATTGCGGTGATACGGCTGTGCTGCCTGAAGATTTGGAAATCGGCTAGGCCAAACACGGCATAAAGCTTCTGCTGAGTAATTTAAGTTTTCTTGCAAAGTCTTGAAGTTACCTGACTCGTGAGCGCATTGACCAATGAAAGCAGCTATACGCAGTGGTGTGTTGATCTCATACCGTTGCATAGCATTATTCAAAGGCTCTAGCCAATCGTCATCAATGTGGAGTTCTTTAAGTTGTTCAGCAGTAATCACTTTGCTTCCTTGTCTTTATTTGCCTTCATGTCCATGATCTTTTCAAGGGTCCGTCCCCCAAAGTAAAACGACATGACCAGCATTCCCCACTGGCCCAGCAACTGGACATACGATTGATTGGTGTCGTAATCAAAGGCTGACATCATGGCAAAGGTGAAATACCCTCCCAGGATCATCAGAAGGGTCATAGGGCGAATGTTTTTGGACAGCCATGAGTCACTACTCATATCTGCTTTAAGGCGGTCTGTAAGGTTGTTTTGCTCTGTTTTGTAAAGCTCAGTCTCATTAGCCATTTTTGCCAACTCACCATCTTGAGCCATCTTTGCTAGATCAAGTTGTGCTTTGGCTTTGGCTTCAGGATCAGGGATAAGCTTATCAATAAGCTTGCCACCTACTTCAAGTAATGCGGTTAATGGAAACATCAATTACCTCTCTTGGTTAGCATTGCGCCGGCAATCTCCAGCATGAACTTTGTCTGCTCAATATCCGTAGGTGGTTCAGCCCAACCCACAGTTATCTGGCCTACAAAACGATGTGAGTCAGGTGGAACGCTTATACGGCATGTATAGGTCACACCTTTCTCTAAGTACCACAGTCCCACTTCTGATTGGGCATAGCGGTAATCCCCGCAAGGAATCTCATTGGTCATCAACTTGACGACATCGCTATTGTTAGCAGTGTTCTGACTAAACAGCCCTACATCGATATCCTCAATGGATTTGTCCCTGCCATCTTTTGTGTAAGCCTTGTAAAGCACACGACTGTTAAACAATGGGTTGACTTTAAACACTGCAACAACAGTAGCCCCCGTCTTCTTTAAAAGCATTGAGCTTGCATCATCGGCTCTTGCTGTATTGATCTCAGGCAGCTTTTTAGATTCCTTGTAAGCATCCCTCATAAACTCTTGGTTCTGCCAAAGAAAGTAACCAGAGAAAACAATGACCCCCATAAGAATGGCTGAAAAAAGCTTAAAGGGACTGTCTACATAAGCCAGTACCTTGTCCACAATGGTTTCAGGTTTGTCGCTCATTTTTTGATGTACATCATGTAGATGATGATGCCGTAGATCAACATAACAGCCAGAATAACTGTAGAAATACCAATTGCAAAATACTCAATCAATTGCTTTGTCTTTGCTCTACGAGCCCTGATGGCCTTGATCTCTGCCTCTTTTTCTTCCCTACGTCTACGAGCTGCTGCTGCTTGGTACTTCTGCCAATCCTGCCACATACCTGGACGACCAGCGTAGATCATGCGTTCACGCAGTTCAACTTCTTGAGCGTTTAGCTTTTCAAGGGCAAAGAACTCTTCAATGTCTGAGCGATTACCCTTCTCATTGACCTTTGCTTGTATCTTGGCTTTGTTATCAAAGTAGTCAAAGACCCGTGAGCCAAGGTCAGACAAGTCCTTGCCATTTGCTAGTGCGCCTTTAATAACAGCAAAGGCCGCATTGGCGGCAGCAAGTTCAGCCAGCATAAGCCCACCAGAAAATCTTTAAACACCAGACGATGAATGAAACCAATAGAGCCGCTGCAATAAATGCAATGGCCCAATCTTTCATTTTATGTGGTCTTTAATTGTTTGCCACCAAATAGCAATAAAAGCAAATAACCCACTTATAAACAGTACAGGTTTTGCAATCTTTCCAAGCATTTCAAGAACCAAAAAAGCACCAGCAGCAGCCTCAAAAGCTTTTACTACGCCTTGGGTATTGGTATCAATACGATCTACTTTTTCTTCAACCAGTATTAAACGAGCATAGATTTCCGCATGTGATACTTCTTTGTCCATGATTTATCTCATATAGGCAGATGGAGGAGCGATGCCACGACCAGCACCAACTTTACGAGTATATTCAGTTTCCTGTCTACGCCTCTTGGCAAGCTCTGATTGGGCGTAAGGATTACCAGCAAATAGATCATTTGCAGTTGGAGCAAACATGCTGGCATTGGTCATGTTGATGTTTGCCATCCTTGGATCAACAGCCCTAGGAGGCATGTCAGAACCCTCACCAGCACCTGACATAGTAAAGCCTGGGGGTAGGACAGCTTCAAGCAAGTTAGCCGCTGCCATGCCTCTTTGACCGGGAGTCTGTGCTTTTGCAATGTCAGGAATGGCAGTCAAAGCACCCACAATACCAGCAACCCGTACAGATTTTGTACCAGCAGAAGTTTTCTTGGTGATGCCGGGAGTGATCTCGGCAGGAGGTAAACCAGCAGCAATCATTTCAGCACGGGTAGCCCTGCCCAACAATTTGTTGATGTCCTTTGACTCTTGGATTGCTAACTCATTTGTCAATGGGAAAGGCTGGTTTGTGTATGCCTTAGTGTATTCAGCTTGACCAATGTTTTGACGAGGTGTGTCAATGTATTGAGCGCCTGGAATAAAAGCAAAACCACGAGGAACAGCTTCTACTGATGCATATTCAGTCTTAAACTTAGGCTCACCCTTTTTGTTCAATGCTGCTTCTGGACCCATGCCAGCAAAGGCAGGTTTACCAGTACCTGTACGCAGCTCTTGAGGAGGTGCAACAGGCTGTTGTGCCATAGGTTGAGCAGGTGTTTCCT